TAGCTGATGGTCGAAGAGTGCCGTCTACTGAGACGTATATTGATTTGGTAGTGAAGAGGGAGAAAGTAGCATGAGCAAGTTTGAGATGTATGAGACGATCAATTCCAATTGGGATAAGTATATGGAATTCCTTTATGAGAACTATGATCCCTCTGTGCGAAGTATCAATAATGGTAATGATGCTATCATTGCCTTTGATGAAGGTTATCTCGCTGAGGAGTTCGTGGCTAGTTTAGAAGCTTCGGCTCAGAGGAGGGCAGTATTATGACGGCTGTTAAGTATGGCTGGGCTGGTGTTGAGTTTGACACCCCCGAAGAGGCTCTAGAGTATAAGACTTCATTGGCATTGGAGGCAGAACGTGCCCGTGAATTCATGAATGTTCATAGGTATCATTTGACCTCTCCCTTAATAGATGGGGTTGATATCGTTGATACCAGATCTCTTTTCAAGAAATGGGCGGGTGCCAAATGAGCGTTATACCTCCGGTAACATCTGGCGAGACATATGTACCCCAAGTCGAAAGGACTATAGTGAGTTCATACTCAAGGGCATATCCTGTGGGGAATCGTATCATGATGACTCATACTGAGTATGTGAAGGACGGTGCTGTGACTGTAGAGGTAGTTAAGAGCACGACCTATAACTCGCAGGCTGATGTCGTTGTGGATAGCGACCTTGATGTTGGCTCTTCTGTGGATACTAAAGTATAATGGACATTCATAATGTGATAGAGGCTATGGCGTTTCTCACGGTGTTCTTCCTTTGCTTCTACATACTGGGTAAATGTTTTAAGTTGCTCGTAATCATTCTGTTGAGTTTTTGTATAGCATACTCGGCAGTCAATCTGATGGATCTAAGTTTAATAGGAGCCTGATCATGGCCAAAGAACCTGAAACATATGTACGGAAAAAGGTAAGGAAAGCGCGGAAGCCAATGACGCCTGAGCAGAAGGCAGCAGCAGTTGAGAGATTGCGATTGGCGCGAGAGGCGCGAGCTGAGAAGAATCCTCCTACCTATAAGAACGTTCACCCTGCGGTCATAGCACTTGACCCCGAAGACCCTTTGGCCATGAGCCGCGTCAAGGAGTGGATCAAAACTCAGAGGCAGATAGCATCGGAAGAGCGTGCCCATGAGAGAGCCGGAGTAAAAGGCGCATCCGCGCGACTCAAGCGTGCCGAAGGTTATGCCAGATGTATGCAGAGATACCTTGAGGACTCTGTATGGACTGATGCTTTCTATGGTGAACACGGTACTTTACGTATGAACAATATATCTGTGACTGCCGCCTACTGGCCAGATGGTACTCGTAAGCGTTCCTATGGTGTGTACTATGGCGACCTCGGTTATGTGTATGGCGTGTCGGAAGAGTTGGGTGGTAAGCCTGCTGATTTAGTTGGACTGGAGGAGTTCTATGAGTGATGGTAGTAACGTCCTTGACTTGACATCGAAGCTGGCAGCATCTAAGGCAACACTCTCTAGAGGGACTCGCCAGCCTCCAGATCCTGATGAAGACGATATCGAAATGGAGGAAAGCGATGCCTACATGGAAGAGACCGAGATAATGGTACAGGGTTGGATAGATGACATACTCGAAGATATGGAGGAGTTGGGCGTGTCAGATGAAAGTGCTGAGTTTAGTCGAGACTTCATCTTCTGTACTGAAGCACTTCGCTCTCTCGTATATCGCAGTCGTGGTCTGAGTCATTTTATTCAGGAGGTCGCTGACGCCATGATCGAGGTTGAGTTTGATGAGCCTGATACAGTCGAAGGTTTCTGGAAGTTTGAATCTGACAATCCACCAACAGGGGTTGATAAGCAGCGCGAACTACTTCTAGAGCAGCAAGAAAAGATATTGAGCCAGCGAGAGTTAATCGCTAAATTGAATGGGATGGATAATCCCCTTGATGAGGAATAAGAAATGAATAAGAATGACATTATCAATAGGATCAAAGATATTGGATTTGTGCCTGCCATGGTCGACGGTGAAGTTTTGCGGGATGATCTTGTTATCAATGACGAAGGTAAGCTATTCAAGATTCAAGAGATTCGTCCATCCTTGCCAACCAACTCTCATTATCATAAGGTCAACATATCTAAACCTTGTGGCGGGAAGATCAATGTGATGATGCATAAGGTGGTGATGCATACCTTTGTCGGCACACCCACAGCGTGGTTAGGCAATCAAAGACCCGAAGGCGTACCAAAGAAAGATTGGGACATGATGTCTGCGGTGGGTAGGAATGCAATCGCAAAACTATTGGGCGAGAATGGAGTACAGATAGACCATAAGAATCCAGCCTCTAAAGGTGGTGGCTATGCACTATCCAATCTCCAATACATGTTATCATCAAACAACAGAAAGAAAAGCAACTCATAATCTAACAGGAGATACCTCGTGGCATATTCGGATAAAGTATTGGACCATTATGAGAACCCTCGTAATGTAGGGACGATGAAAGAGAATGATCCGGATGTCGGTACAGGTATGGTTGGTGCTCCAGCTTGCGGCGATGTAATGCGTTTACAGATACGTGTAGATGAAGAAGGAGTAATCGTAGACGCGAAATTTAAAACGTATGGCTGCGGCTCTGCCATTGCTTCTTCATCATTACTGACTGAGTGGGTCAAGGGCAGAACTCTTGAACAAGCTGACATGATTCGGAATACACATATCGCCGAAGAGTTGGGGCTTCCTCCAGTAAAGATTCACTGTTCGGTATTAGCTGAGGATGCGATTAAAGCTGCCGTGGCTGATATTAAGAAGAAAAGAAATTAACTTTACTTTTCACCATTTGTAGAGTATAATATTAATACTAACAAATAAATGGGCATATCGAAATGATACTCTTAGATTTAAATCAAGTAATGATCTCTAATATGATGAAACAGTTAGGGATAAGTGGTCAGGCGTTTGACGAAAGTTTAGTTCGTCACATGATACTGAATAGTATTCGAGCATACAAGTCGAAGTTCACTAGTGAGTATGGCGAGCTGATTATATGCTGTGATGACCGTAACTACTGGCGCAAAGAAATCTTTCCCTACTATAAAGGGCATCGAAAGTCAGACCGCGAAAAGTCAGCCATTAACTGGAGTGAAGTGTTTACATCATTGAATCGCATTCGCGATGAGTTGAAAGAGTACTTCCCCTATAAAGTTATTCAAGTTGAGCATGCGGAAGCTGACGATGTCATTGGTGTCTTGACGAATCGCTTTGGCGCGTATCTGAATAATGCTACGACTGAGCGAATCCTTGTTCTATCCGGTGATAAAGACTTTGGTCAACTTCAGAAATTCAGTAACGTGGAGCAGTATAGTCCGGTCTTGAAAAAATTCATCCGCATCCCCGATGCGAGAAGATTCCTTCGTGAGCATATTATGCGCGGGGATCGAGGTGATGGTATCCCAAATTTTCTTTCTTCTGATAGTTGTATTATGACTAACGAAAGGCAACGACCCCTTGCTACTAAGAAGGTTGATGTTTGGGTAGATAAGGAACCTGAGGATTTCTGTGATGATAATATGTTACGGAACTATCGTAGGAATGAAGTCCTTGTAGATTTGGATTGTGTTCCAGATAAAATTGTGTCTCAGATTAATCAAGCCTATGATAGTTATACTCCTCCCCAGAAGCGTGGGCTGTTAAACTACTTCATCAAGTTCAAGTTGAAGAATCTTGTTGAACATATAGGAGAGTTCTAATGTTTCAGATAACCAATGGTGATGATAAGTTGGGCGAGTATCCCAACCTGAAAGCAGCGATGAGTGCTATGGAAGAGTTCACTACTGCTGGTGGTTATGATCAAGTTGTTGTTGAGAAGATATCGGAAGAAGCGCATGCCTAAAAAATACATTCACGTCAATCAGCATAAGATCCGTGCTAATTTGAAGTATGGGACGGATGAACCTGTCATCACAGTTAAAGAAGGGAAAACGAATAAATACTGTCATAGTGTGGAGATTCTTGGACCAAGTGTCTTGAGATACTCCGAAACTGATAAACCCATTTTATCGTGCGGTGCGCGAGTGGTAATAGAAACAGAGTCAGAAGTACTGACTTCTCTTCGATAGGAATTAATATAATGAGCAGTAAAAAGTATAACACGTTTCATGAGATATTTGATAGGGTCGATAAAGCGAAGACAAAGAAGGATAAGATAGCGGTGCTGCACGAATACAGTGGTGCTTCCCTCAAAACTATTCTTGGCTACACCTATGATCCTGGAGTCAAGTGGCTCCTCCCTGAGACGAACCCTCCATATAAGCCCCTGCCCGAGCATTCGGATCAGGAAGCTAGACTGGTATCAGAGCTGAAGAAGATGTATCTTTTTGTTGAAGGTCCAACTGATACGCAAAGAAATCTAAAGTCAACCAAGCGTGAGATGCTGTTTATTCAATTGCTTGAAGTGATTGATCCTAGGGACGCGCTCGTTGTCCTTGGAATGAAGAATGGTAAATTACCATACAAGGGTTTGACACGTAACTTAGTGGCCGAAGCATTCCCGAAAATGTCAGCAAACTGGTGAAAGGATGATCGCTCATTATGGGCAATAAAATCAAAAAGCGTTTTAAGCAGTATACCGAAGAGAATGATGACTTTGGTTCGAAGAAAAGGTTGAAGAAAGAATCAAGGCACAATGTTAAGGTTGACCTTGAGCAGTGTATTGATAATGAAGATTGGGATAGCATAGATAATGACGACGAACATAGCATTCATAATAGGTAATGGACCAAGTCGACAACCCATAAAGTTGAACGATTTATCTGAAGCGGGAAAGACCTTTGGGTGTAATGCCCTCTACAGGGATTTTCCTGCTTTGGATTACTTGATAGCAATAGATCCTGGGATGTCTGAAGAGATTTCCCAGATATCTGACTGCGCCTCAGAAGTAATCATACCACCGTATGATGAGCAGTTTGAAATGGCAGAGTATAATCCTCTAGCGCGCAGACGTTCTAACGCTGGTATGAATGCTATGATCGAAGCTGTACGTCGCGATCACAATATTCTTTATTGTCTTGGATTTGATTTCATTCTCAAGGGTTCTGCTTCTGTAGATAATATCTATAAGGACACCCGCAACTATGGAGCTGAAACTAAATCAGTTGAAAGTGACAACTACTATCGAGTCAAATACTTTGAGTGGTTGACTAACAAATTTCATGAGACTAAGTTCGTGATGGTAATTCCAGACGGCATGGAAACTAAACCAATTTACTCTGCTAACGTATCCGGAATGTCTCTTTCTGTTTTTATTGCTAACCTATACGACTAAATATAAACACCGTATGCTATGAAGTTTGGGTTGATTGTATGAAAGTATTGAGTAGTTTGTTTGCCGTAATAGTTTTCATGTTTACCTTTGGTGTAGATGAAGTATTGGCGTATCCTGGCTGTACTATATGTCTCGACAATACTGTACCCGAAATCATATTTGTTAAATCTGAAGGACAGTTCAACACTCCGCTTCGGCTCAAACATTATGATGATATTCGTAAGGCTAAGATGTATTGGTATTTTATCAATGCTCTAGATGTGTACACTTCTTATAATGGATTGAGAGCCAATGAAAATTTGTATGAAGCCAATCCAATTCTACCCAGAAGACCTAGTCTAGCACAGTTGGCTCTACACAAGATAGTACTAATAACAGTATTCAATCGTTATTTTGATTTTACGCCAAGAGATTACCGCAAATTGAATACAATTCTTACTGGTGTTGTCATTAATAATTATTCACTTTACTAATAAAGAGGACAGTAAATGAGCATTGAGTGGTCGATTATTTTCATGGGATTAATTGCGGCATGCGCACACTTCTCTTATCTGGCTGGATTCAACAACGGCACGGCAGATGCGGTTGATAGTGTTCTTGACACCCTGTCATCAGCCAAACTTATCAAGATAGATGAGGATGGAAACATATCCCCTATAGGAAAATAAGTCTTTACAACTATGTCAAAGTATAGTATACTAGTATCTTGATTATGAGGTATTAATATGGCTAGAAGATGTATGCGACGATCAAACAAAAAGACTCAATCCCAAAGGAGAGATGTCCACAATATGATCAAGGTCAGAGAAAAGGAATTGCTGCATGCGCAGCGCAGGCTGTTCTCTAACACCACCCCAGTCCCCTCCGATTATATTGCACCCCCAGCCGATTCCGGCTATGTGAGGGAGACTATATCCTACCCATCAAATAACGCCATAGGCGGATCAACAGAAGCACCCATACGGCAGTACGCAAACAGCTCGGTTATCATAGGACAAGCGTACAACAAAGGCAATCTTGTAGTACTAACTAATGATGAATCAAATGATCCCAACACTGGGAAGAGGAGATAGACATGAGCCTAGTAGATGAGTACCGAATGTTCACAAAGAAATACTGGCGAGCCGCGCAGGAAGAGAGAGACGCCTATGGCGACGCTAGAATAACCTATGAAGACTATGTCACGCAGAATGAGGAATACCTCCTAGATAAATGGCATCTGCTCCAGTACGATTCACAGTCCAAGGCAGTTTGGTGAGTCTTGAGCTGGTTATAAGTTTTGGTTATAAGCATATACTAAATCGGTATAAAAATAAGTAAATTAGTCCTTTACAATACCCCAAAAGTGGCGTATAATACTTGTATTGACTAACGAATGAGAGATACCCTTATGACTGATTTTAACGCTGCTGTTGATACCCTAGTAACTCGTATTGCTAATGACTATCGTGCTTGGCAATCTCGTAGTGAGTTCGGTAAGAATGACGAACGTGCTGATAAGTTCCAATCGGAACTGACTCTTAATCCTGGCCGAAAGTACATGAAGATCACTAGTGATGAGGTCTCTGAGAATGGTCGTGAAAGTTCGCGGGTTTGGGGGTTTGTAGTGCAGGTTGACAATGATGCTAAATTTAAGAAGGGCGATATCCTGATGGCTGCTGGGTATGATGGTCCTGCTCGGAACCACGCTCGCGGCAATATCTTTGATGCTGATTATACTATTGACTGGACTGGTCCACAATACATTAAATGAGGGTTGGTTATGTTAGCACTCCAAGAAGTAACTGAGTGGGTTGGGATGAAAATTCCCAACCACACTTATGTGTTAAATGAGAAGGGTTGGTTGGTTGCGTATATGAAGCAGGGAACTGATGTTTTGATTGAGTTGAAAAACCCGATGAAGCGGTTTACAAAAACTGGTAGAAAATTTATTAAGGTGAATATATGAATGATGGTAAGTTATTTTTTGACGACGAGTTTGATGCAGAGTTTGTGAACAAGCCAATATGGGATCAGTTGGGTAAGATTCAAGACTCCGAGTCTGCCCGTGAGGTTGTGAAGCCATCGAAGTTCAAGGCTGTCAATTCAGTGAAGACCGATGACGGTGTTACGATCATAGTCACTCCCACTGAGTGTGCTCAGATTAAAGAGCTCTTGCGCCAGATGCGCACGCCCTTCCGATCTAAAGTGTTGAAGACAATTCAAATGTCTAAAGGGTTGAACAATATGTTGAGGCTGCTGCGCTGATGCCATTACTTGATTGGATGATTGCTTTCTGCGCAACCGCTACTATCTTTGTCTTATATTTTCTAATAATTAAAGGAATCGAAAAATGCGAAGGAGACCCTGATGGGTAAAGGATCAGGTAGACGCAGAGAAGATCAAGCGAAAGTGGAACGTAATTGGGACGCAATCTTTGGCAAGAAAGAAAAGAAACTTTGCGGTGACTGCTTTAAAGAAGTTCGTGATGAGGGATTCTGGCACGAAGAGCGCGGAATGCTATGTGATAGATGCGGCATTAGTGCAAAGCTTAGAGAAGAACCTTCCCACACGCAAAAACAATGGTGGGAAAGAACTTGAACATTTTCGTTTTAAATGAGTGCGCCATTATATCTGCCCAAGAGCAATGCGATAAGCACGTCGTCAAAATGATTGTGGAATCTGCTCAGATGTTGTCTACTGCGCATCGAATGCTAGATGGCAGTATGGATAAGCGCAAGTCAAAGTCCGGCAAAACTATGAGTAAGTATTGGGAGTTGCCTGATGGTAGGGAGCATGCTTTATACAAGGCTGTACACATGGGACATCCCTGTACAGTATGGACAATGGAGTCGGGCGCGAACTATCTCTGGCACTACATGCACTTTGTGGCTTTGTGTGATGAGTATACCCATCGCTACGGAAAAGTGCATATGACTGATGCCAAGTTGCGTCATGTACTTTCCGCTATTCCAAAGAGCATACCGAACTTAGACCGTACTCCGTTTAAACTTGCTATGGGCAGTAACCCTGAATGCATGTCTAGTGACCCTGTCGAATCTTACAGAAGTTTCTATCACACGAAGCAGGAAAGGTTTAAAATGGTTTGGTCTAAACGGTCTGTGCCTTCTTGGTTCAAGTTCAAGACAATATAAATAAATACATTAGGAGATGATATGCCGTTATACGATTTTGAAAATAAAGATACGGGAGAAAGGTTCGACCTTCTCTTGTCTATCACCAAGAAAGAAAAGTTCCTTGAGCTCAATCCAGAAGTCAAACAAGTTATACTCAAAGCACCAATGCTGGTATCAGGAACTGCACATATGGCCAAACTAGACGACGGTTGGAAAGAAAACCTTTCCCGAATCGCTGAGGCACATCCAGGATCCGCACTCGCGGAAAAACAAGGTGGGCGGTCTACAAATGCCGTCAAAGTCCACAACCTCGCAAAGAAACACGGACTACGAGAGAAAGGGCAATATAATATGGATCTATAATCAAACCCATAACTAATCCAAGGAGACATTATGTCATCCACTTTTGCACGTGTAGAACAAAATATAACTGAGATGGACCACTACATTGATCGAAGGCAAAAGAAAAAAGATAGAAAGGCTAGTGGCAGAAATCGCCAACAAGATGGCCTCACATTAAGAGAAATATCACCACTCAACGATTCACAGTCAAAGGCATTTAAGGCATACAACAGCGGAATGAATGCTGTGCTCCACGGTTGCGCTGGCACAGGTAAGACGTTTCTGTCATCTTATCTGGCGATACGCGACATCATGAATAAAGTAGAACAGAAGCAGCAATTAATTATTGTTCGCAGTGTTGTACCTTCCCGCGACATGGGATTCCTTCCAGGATCTATTACCGAAAAGGCAAAGATCTACGAAGAACCCTACAGAGCAATCTTCACCGACCTATTCGGCAGGGGTGACGCTTATGAAGTTCTCAAACAAAAACAAAAAGTCATATTCACCACAACGTCATTCGTTCGTGGTCAGACTTGGGATGACGCCATTGTCATTGTTGATGAGTTTCAAAATCTAAGTTGGCAAGAACTAAACACAGTAATTACTCGCGTGGGCGAAAACTCAAGAATTATCTTTTCGGGAGACGGTAAGCAAGACGACCTAACAAGTGAGAGATACAATACCCAATCCGGTGCTTCCAAGTTCATAAGCGTTCTGAGTAGAATGGACAGCTTCGCTTCCATCGACTTTGGCCCAGATGATATTGTCCGGTCAGACTTTGTAAGGGAATACATCAAAACTTGTTACGATATGGGAATCTATAGCTGATAGATAACGCTTTACTTTTATGTGATTGTATAGTATAATTAATATATTGATGAGGAACTTTATTATGTTTGAACACAAGAAAATGTTGTTCGATGAATTGAATACTGAAACTATTGGGGGTGGTCGACATTATATGACCCCAAAGGGTGCTTATCCAAGCATCACTACAGTTCTCAGTGTTCTTTCTAAGAAGGGAATAGCTGAGTGGAGAGCGCGTGTCGGTGAAGTAGAAGCCAATCGCATCTCCACTCAAGCTGCTCGTCGGGGGACTAATGTCCACCAGATGTGTGAAGACTATGTCAATAATGAGTTGGACAAAACAAAGTTTCTCCCTCATGAGAAAGCTATGTTCTACTCAATAAAAAAAGTTCTTGATGAAAGTTTAGGATTAGTGTACGCTCAAGAGTGTCCGCTCTATTCAGATTATCTTGGAATAGCTGGACGCGTTGACTGCGTTGCTGAGTACAACGGCAAGTTGTCTATTATTGATTACAAGACTTCTGGAAAGTTGAAGAAGAAAGAATGGATTGGCAATTACTTTCAACAAGCAGCAGCGTATTGTGTGATGTTTGAAGAAAGAACTGGTATTCCTGTTGATCAGATTGTCATTGTAGTTGCTGTCGAGAGTGAATCTAATGCTCAAATATTTGTTGAGAAGAGAGATAATTACATCGGAGAGTGTATGGAAACTATGAAGATATATAAGGAAAGTCTCAATGGATGATTGGGAAGAATACGGATACCATTGGCAGAATGATGTTGAGGGGTTTGTTTCTTGCAACCCGATCACTATGAACGGTTGGGTATTTAAGATATCTGCCCTTGATGGCAATCCTATGGTTTTTGCTATGAATTACTATACTGAAGATACTCTCTTAATGGGATTTAAAGATATACCTTCTGCCCATGTTTGGATAGAAGGCATTATTAAAAATGGTGGGAATGATCTTTATGTTTAAAAATAAAATGTTAGCAATATCTTTATTACTGGCGTCAACCGCAGCTGGCTATGAAATGCGCCCGATCAACTTTACTGAGAGTGAGATTACTTGGCTTGCTAAAAACGTATACTTTGAAGCTCGCAACCAAGGCATCGCTGGTCAAATCTCTGTAGCGCACGTCACCTTGAATCGAGTCAAAGACAGAAGGTTTCCTAACACAATCAAAGAAGTAGTGACACAAGGGTTGACTAGAAATTCATGGAGGGACGGTGTGCCATTTCCCATAAAGTGGAAGTGTCAGTTCTCTTGGTACTGTGATGGCAAGAAAGATGAGATAACTAACTGGGAATCTTTCAATAAGATTAAAAGATTAATGTTTACTTTTACAGCGAATGATAGTATAATTGATATAACGGAAGGCGCAACGCATTACCACGCGGATTATGTTTATCCTGATTGGGCTGTCACAAAAACAAAAACGATCGAAATAGAAGATCACATATTTTACAGATGGGAGTAGTACATGGTGGAAGTTATATCAACCGCAAAGTTCTCCAACTTAATTGAGAATGTAGTTATGGAGAAAAGAATATCGTATATGGACGCGGTTTGTTGGTGGTGCGAAAAGAACGAGATGGAGATTGAAGTTGCTGCTAAATTATTAAACACTGTGATTAAAGGCAAACTTGAAGTTGAAGCGCAAGACCTCAACTACCTCGCGAAGAGTGCGCGATTACCTATTTAATTATTATGAGTGAGACTATGTCAGGATTTGATTGTTACAAAACCTACCTCGCAGTGAGCCAACACTTCACTCGAGATTCTTACGACTATTTCAAATACAATGGTCAAGTAAGAGCGAAGGAAACGTCCTATGACATCAGGAAAGATAAGTATTTTTTTGAGAAGGCATCTAGGAAATTCAAGCGTGATGATTTCATTAAGTTTCTAGTTGCCAATTATAGTCAGAATACTGGCAAGCCTCCATGGATAGGCAACCTTCTCAGCGCACCGAATGATCTAATCATGAAAAGCTGGAAGAAGAATACAGAATCTCTGTCGTATAGGTTTAATGAAGATATGGATTACCTCTATGATGTTGAAGAGTCTTTTGATAACCTCTTTACTATGAAAGATGGAACACACCCTATCATCTATCGCCATTATGCGCAGAATAAAATATCCGTTGAGACGCTTGTTCTGTTAAATGATTTGATCGGGTTCTCCAAGTTGTGGAAGCGGTATGATGATATTGTACTTAATGAAACTTTGTTTTTGTTAACCAAGTACTCACCATTCCTTAATCAGTTTTCACCAGTCAATAAAGATAAGTTGAAAAGCATTGTTTTAAGAACTTATAAATAAACTTATATAACGTATAATAAAAGGTTTACTTGTACCTCAAAAGCGAGTATAATATACTATCGATATTATGAAATATTGTGAATAAACTTAATATAAACTAAAATACAGAAGGTAATAATACAATGGCATCTACATTCGCATCGCTTAAAAAATCTCGCTCTAATTCACTGAGCAAACTCATTACTGAATCAACCAAGCTATCTTCAGGCAACCAAAATAAATCGGGTGACGATCGGTTTTGGAAACCAGAAGTAGATAAAGCAGGCAACGGTTATGCTGTCCTGCGGTTTCTACCTGAGCCAAAGGGTGAAGACCTTCCTTGGGTTCGTATGTTCGATCACGGCTTCCAAGGTACTGGTGGCTGGTATATCGAAAACTCCCTAACAACTATTAATCAGAAAGACCCTGTCTCTGAGTATAACTCTTCTCTTTGGAACAATGGTACTGACGCTGGTAAAGATCAAGCCCGAAAGCAAAAGCGTAGACTTTCCTACATCGCAAACGTCATGGTTGTAAAAGACCCTGCTCGCCCTGAGTTAGAAGGGAAAGTGATGTTGTATAAGTTCGGCAAGAAAATCTTTGACAAGCTGAATGAATCCATGAACCCTGCATTTGAAGATGAAGAAGCAATCAACCCATTCGACTTCTGGGAAGGTGCTGACTTTAAATTGAAGATTCGTCAAGTTGAAGGTTTCCGTAACTATGACAAGTCTGAGTTTGATTCAGCGGCAGAACTTCATGATGGTGATGATGATCGCCTAGAAGCTGTTTATGAATCACTACATTCTCTTCAAGATTTTGTTGACCCTAAGAACTTCAAAACATATGCTGAGTTACAAACTAAACTAAATCGTGTTCTCGGTTTAGGTGGAATTCCTGTGACTAATAATGCTATGGATGATGATGGTAGTGACAATATTCCATTTGAAGCACCAGCTAGAACTATCCCTGCGCCAGTGGCTAAGCAAGCCGCTGCCCCTGTAGAGGAAGAGGATGATTCATTATCGTTCTTTGAGAAGTTGGCTGAAGAAGACTAATCCTTGCCTTAGGATAAACCGTTAAAGGTTATAGAGGACTCTTCGGAGTCCTTTTTTTTATCATTTATTTGAGTAGAAACTTTCACCGCAGCCGCACTCGTCACTTACATTTGGGTTCACAAATTCAAACCCTTCTTGTAATCCGCGCTTTTGATATTCTAAACGAGTGCCATTTAAATGAATCATACTCTTAGAATCTAGAAATATATTGATGGTATCATCACAACAATCCACAACAGTATCGTCTTCAAAGGTTTCATAACAAAATTCTAACACATATGCTAAACCGCTGCATCCGCTTGAACGAACGCCCATCCTGATACCAATAGAATCCTTTGGAAAGAACACTTCCCTCAATCTGAGTTCAGCAGAGTCAGCTACGGTTATCAGAACTGCGCCCTCTGCTGTGCATATCGGTTGGCTCTCCGACCACGCGCTGCCCCTGCTGGGACTATGGTTTGACTATTCATACTTGTGGATGTCGGGGCATTGACAACTGTCGGAGCATTTGTAGTGATCACGTTCAGCCCACCACCACCAGAAGCTGCAGACTTTTCGTTAACTTCTGCGCCAGTTTCGCCTCCGGCCAAAGATCCCTTTCCTTCGATACCTTCGCGTTCCTTCTTCATCTTCGCCCTTCGCAGAGCATCATCAGCAAGTGATCGTTTAATAGTTCCTTCTTTCTTACCTTCCCGTATTTCTTCCTCGGACAGATTCTGCATCCCTTCTTTGGTCATCACTCCAACTTTCATCGGTTTCGCTGGTTGTTTTGCGGCTTCCTCTTTCTCAATACCCTCGCGCATCTCTTTTTCTTTGCTTGTCTCCATTCCGAAAAGACCTTTGACCCAGTCAACCTTATCGTTGAACCAATCGCCGACACTTCTCAATATACTTTCCAAGCTATCAACCAAACCACTAAACACTTCTTCAAAGGAGAATCCATCAAGCATCGCTGAGAAATTTTCAAACCCAAGCTTTCCTGCAATCCAAGAAACAGCATCTTTGAGTAGATCTAAAGGTTTCATGATGAGTCCATTGAACAGACCTTTGATTGCTCCCATTACACCACCAAGCAGACCGCCTGTTTCAAATCCATCCATGAATCCTGTGACTGTATCTACAATACCCATTATGATAGTTATGGGCAAGAAAAGTTTACCAAGAACAGAACCAAAGCCGCCTGCGAATTTTGCTATTGGCGCAAAACCTTTGCTTATGATTCCAAATACTTTTCCGAATGTCCCACTTTTGCCGAATAGTGCTCCTACTTTAGAACCAATAGATTGAAAGAAAGCACCAATAGCTTTGAATGGCTTTAACAATTTATCTATAGGAATGCCCTTTCCGGAGAATATCTTTCCGATACTTGTGCCCATAGACTTGATGACACTAAACAGTTTCTTGACAGGGGCAAAAATCTTACCAAGCCTGCCACCTGTGAGACTGTTTAGGAACTTAAATTGAAACTTCAGTTCTTTAAAGAAGGCAACTAAGGCGATCACTGGCGCAGCTATGATGCCGAACAGCATCCCGACACCCATCCCACCTTTCTCGCCCAACCCTTTGAGTCCATCTGTAAGGCTTTTGCCCAGACCTTTCAAACCACCAACCATTGCTTCGAGTAATGCGGTTTGCTCTGCCGCTTTCCTAGCAGATTCTCGATCTCCTTCTATTGATGCAGTCTCTGATTTCTTGAATTGCGCATCCTGAGCGGCAACTCCCATCGCTGCAGAAGAAACGACACCGTTAACCACATCAGTCCTAACGCTCTTTAAGCCGCTGTCGATACTGCTGACCAAAGCTGTTTGCGCTTCCCTATCTTTTTCCAGAGCCTCTTCATTCGCTGCCTTTAAGTTGAGCCTCGCCTTGCTTGCTGTGTGCTCTACAATGTATTCAGCGTCAGCCGAAACACCACTAGAAGTGTCAGCCATATCGGAAACAGTTGCTTTCTCAGCAGCATCAACAAACTCTGCAGTCTGGACACCATAAGATTCTAAACTCTTTTTCAGTTGATCGGCTTGTTGTTTCTGTGTATCAGCAAGCTCTTTTTGTGCTTTCTGGAGAAGCAGTTCACCACGCGTAATGCCAGCCGCTTCAGCTAATTTTGTTTCTTCCTTTATTTGGATCTTCTTTTGGCCGATAAAGCTTTTATCGAAAGCTGCGCCAAGTTTCTTGAAAGGGTTTATCTTATCTATTTGAGCTTTGGCAAATTTGTTTATCGTCAAAGAAGCTTTAGTGAAAGTCTGATTGCTAGCAGAAAATTGTTTCATTTGACTTGCTAAATTATCCGATGCGACCTTTGTCGCTTCGTCAGATTTTAACTGCTGCTCTAGAGAATCATTGATTAGTGACGGTAGATCTTTAGCCATTACTTTTTACCCATTGCTTCTTTAGCATAGAATGCTGAAACGATCAGAGAAACCGATACGAAATATGTCGGTGCCATTGACCCCAATGTCTTTGATGCATCATGAAGACCCAACACTTCTGCTAAAACTACTGAGAATGGGTATAACAACATACCTCCTAAAGCGAACCATGCCATTTTACGTTGGGCATCTCGCATAGCATCAGCGTCATCGAGTTCCTTGCGCTTAAACTCTAAGTACATTGCCTGCTCTTCGTCAGAGACTTTGCCGTCGCCATTAGTGTCTGCTGGGTGGTGTATTCTTTCCAATTCATCTGTCACGGTAATTACCTATTTTGTTTGTTTTCTTCTTCTTGTTCTTCGAGGTAATTTTTCAAAAGTGCTACATATATGTCACGCTCGAACGGAATCATCTCATCTAGTTCCGTTAAACTATAATTGTGGTGTTGCATCAAAGCAAAGTTCAGCTGGTACATATTGCTTAAAGAGTCATGTACCATACTCACGTAAAAAAACTTGTGAGTCCCTCCAGCGTCAAACTGTCTTCCTCGCCACAGGCACTACATTTCCACTCAATCTTGTGACTCAATTTTGGAGCAGTTTCAAAGAAGTTTGTAATCTTCTTAAATTGTTCTGAACTCAACTGCTCGAGCCAATCGGCTAATTCTTTTTTGGTGAATTCACTATAAACATTTTCAGAGTCATAAATAAACTCAATACAATCTACAATAAGTGCAAATAAATCTTCTGAAGAATCAGGGTTCATAGTCTTCAGGTCGTTCACTCCAGCATAGCGGAGTTTGATACCAATCTCATCAGTTAACTGAATCTTATTTTCAGGTCTTTCTTCAGTGACATTGATGTCGTCAATGTTAACCTCTACCTCAGTACGGTGCTTACACTCACTATCAGCGTGGCTCATGCGGAGTTCTATCACCTCACCGACCGACTTTCCGCGTAGTCTGAGGAATAAGTATTCTACATCAAACGTAGCCAACTTATCAATATCGATACCTTCTTCCAAACAGTTGCCGAGTATAGTTATGATCGCATTTGTAATTTCGGTTTGATCATTACCCTCAAGAGCCATCAATAATATCTTTTCTTCCTTGACTAGGAACGGTCGATATTTAATTTCTTTCCCTGTTGACGGAATCTTTGTAAAAAACTCCGGTGCCGTTAGCGACGGTAAAGCCATAATATTCTCCAGTTATAATATAAAATAATTTAAAATAAATTCCTGATCGCAGCCACACGCCCAAGCCGTCCACCGACGTTTGCGCTTATTGATCCAAGTTGAGTTGATCCTGCTATGTTTCCTAATCCAGGGATTCTCGCACTACCGCTGATTCCTCCTGGTCCGATACCAATAGAAAAACCAAACCCTTGTTCTGGTTGATTCTGCTTTGTAAATATGCACTTGTAATGTCTGTAAGCAAAGGTGATACCAAGTCTCGCGACACCTTCTTCTCCCCATCCCATAGTGATTGGGTTTATCACTAGAGGATAAGCTTCATCCAATGTGTGTATGGCGCGCAGCTCACCTGTAGGGGCATATTGCCTAATCTCTACAGTACCTGCATAGTTGTCAAAATATTTTGGATTAAATGAGCTGCTTTTGGTTTGGTTAAACGCGCCAGTCCCTACCATTTTATCTTGCCATATTTCAAAATATTCTTTTTCTCTGAGGTCTTCACTCAATATGAACTGTACAGAGACATCCCCATAAACTGATCCATATGCAACTTTATTCACTGGTCCATAGTTCTGAAATTTATGCTCTACAGTTGTCATGCTTCGCCCAGGAATATCAACCGAATCAGCACGATATGTTAAATCTCGCTCAGTATCAGTATCACCAAATCCATTGATGTACACTTCATAGTGCGCCAGACTAGCCACTCCGCTTTTGTTTATAGAGGATACCATACTATTTACGTTGAATGCCATTAAATCATTTTCCTACTATCTGCCCATACTTTGGTCTTCTTCGCTTTCTCGAATCTTTCTGTCGGTAGGAATAATGCAGTATCCCACTCTGTTGAATCTATTTCGATAAACTTGGATCGAACGTGTTGATTCAGGTAATGTTTAAATGTCGGTTTAAAATACCTAAACTTGCTAGCACTATTTAGTAGATCATATGTCAACTTCAGCTTGGTAGTATCATCATATCTAGTATTATTTGTCAGGTCGTACAAACCGTCCATCAATTTTGCTCGTAGCTGTGGCGGCAAGTAATGTAAGTTCATTCCGTAGAATCCACCTTGAGCTGGTCCAACCATAAAGATAAGAGGAAACCTGTCATAGTAGGGAAGAGTCTTTGCGGTTTTTGGTTCATACTTGAAGTGGTACATCCTGCCAATCAATACGTTTGCCTTTCCCAGACTGCTCTTAATTATATTGTCTGGGTATACGGCAGCACTTCTTTGGTCGCGTGCCTTTGTTCGGTACCAATCTCTTGCTGCCTGCGTGCGAGCTGGTATCTGCCCCTTTCGGGCACCAGCAGCAAGTATGTCGTCAAATATAGTAGCGATGATTGTGGCCTCTTGTTATATACTATTTAGCCTTTTTGTAGAGCTCCTTTTCGGTTAGTATTTGAAATTTCCAGTTTCGGTCTTTACAATATTCCATTGCAGCTTCCCACTTGGCTTGATTGACACCCCATGTCTTCACCTCATTTAAGTATTTCTTAGACATCCTCTTTTGCGCTTTTGGTGCGCGAGTCTGTGCGTGAGGTTTGACTTCAATCATTATAGTTTCTTTGTTTACTGTTTTTATCAGGAAGTCGACAAAGTATCGGTGCTTCTTTCCATCAATTGGTGAGCGGTATCCTATAGGAAAGGGTTCCGAAGCCCACCAAAGTATATCCGGATTTTTGTCAAGATAAGACATCACGTTCAATTCCCAACTTGAACGATATGTTATCTTTGAGGAGTCTCCTTTATATTTATCAGGAAACTTACATTGATATTTGCCTTTATAAAAATGAGTCATATTTTCTCTTATAAATAGTATATCTTAAAGCAATATTTATAGGCATCTCTACATGGCAAAAATAAACCTCAAACAACTTACAGCTGCTGGGAAATCAATGGCAGGGCAGGTTGGTGGAAATTTAGAGAGCTTTGCAGGCGCAGCTGGCAAGGGTTCGTTTTCGGCTTCGGCAGGTCCAAATGGTGTGTCAATAAACGCCAACTTCAATGAACTGGTTAAGAAAAAAACAACGGGAAATATGATAACGTCGCCTTTGAATCCGTTGTATTCTAACTCTAAAGTCAAAGAACCGATTACATTTCCTAGCGACTTGACTAATGAACACTATATGATATTTAGCGTAATGAATCGCAAGCGAGAAGATAGAAAGTCTTCTGTGGTTGAAAATGCTATTCGTAATATTGTTTTGCCTTTGCCGAATAATTTAACAGCCACTTATGGCGCACAATATGAGAACGAAAGTCTGGGTGCTCTTGGCGCTATGGCAGCTGGCAGGGTATCGGCAGGGCAGTTAGGTCAAGGTATCAGCGATATTGGCTCGATAATATCAAACAAGATTGGTTCAGCGGTTGGCTCAGTCAAGTCAAAAGACAATGACGGTATGTTGAAAGCTGCGGCAATAATCACTCCAATCGCAGCTACAGCTGCAGCGGCAGGTGGTGGCGGTTCAGTGGCAGGAGGTTTGGCTGCTTTAGGAACAGGCGGTTCTGTCCTTTCTGGTATTGGTGTTGATGAAGGAATAGCAATTAACCCACACATGGCAGTATTATTTAAAGGGGTTGACATGCGAGAGCATTCTTTCACCTATAAGTTTATTGCTAGAAATGGCCAAGAATCCGAAACTCTTCAAAAACTAATCGCAGTTCTGAAGTGGCATATGCACCCTGACCATGAGGCTGGTTCGCTTTTGTTTAAATACCCTGATGAATTTGAAATAACATTCGCAGATGCTATTGCCGCAAACTTATATAGGATAGGCACTTGCGTCCTCAAGTCGCTTTCAGTCAACTATAACGGGGAAGGGATGCCATTGTTCTTTGAGGATACTGGACAACCCGTCTCCATTGAGATAACTATGGCTTTCCAAGAAACTAAGATAATCACTAGAGGTGATATGGATACTGGCTATTACAACGCAAGTTCTTCTAAACAAGCTGGTGAAAGCTAATGTCAAATTACTTCTCATACTTCCCAAAGACTGCGCATGATTTGACAAAGCGCGGACAAACAGTCCAACTGACAAATATCCTCCGAAGGTTTAAAGTGAGTTCTGATACTGCCCAAAGAAGTGATGTGTATTACAAGTACGACATACAGGATGGAGACCGACCAGATACAATCGCAGAGAAGTATTATGGCAATGCTAATTATTCTTGGTTGGTGACACACTTTAATGATATTGAAGATGTGCGTTTTGACTGGCCATTAAGCACTGTTGATTTTCGTAATTATGTCATAGGAAAATATGGATCAATATCTGCGGCAGAAGCGAAGGTACAAGAGCATAGAATTTATTTATCTCGTATAGAAGCAGGGACTAAAGTTCCTGCAACTGCTACGACCAAATATGACGGCACTCGAATCCAAGAACGTGTAGTCGTTGTTGATGCTGCCACATATGCTACAACCAGTTCCAGTTACCAGAAGGCTGCTGTCTCTGCATATGACTGGGAGTTGGAGAAAAATGAATCAAGAAGGGCGATTAACTTGATAGACAAAAGATACTTGGGCAAAATCCGTGACGAAGTTGAAGATGTACTGAGGAATGGCGTCTAATGTCTGAAGGAATTTCGGGATACAGAAATCCTGGCGATATAGATATTCGAAGATTTTCTCTGATCTCTGCGAGCGGTCAGGTCATCGACCTTAAATCACTTGCTATAGACTTCAGTGTTTATCAAGATTTGTTCGAGCATTTTATACAATGCGACCTTGTGTTAAATGATTCCGTTGGTTTAATTAATACTTTGAATGGCGATAAGGATTCTAATATTCAAGGTGGATTTACTGGTGGTGAAATTTTAGTTGTTTCTTACAAGTCGAATGATGATACGCTCGAATATAAAAATCACTTCTTTGCTTTATATGAGTTGACAGATAGGAAAAGAATTGAAGAAAGAAGTGAAGTGTATTTTCTTTCAGGTGTCAGTATTGAAGCATACCCTGCTATGTCAAATAAAATATCTAGAGCGTATGGTGGCAAGGGCGGGAACCTTATCTCCAAAATGGCGAGCAGTATAATTAATGAGTTCGTCTATACGGATAGCGTTAAGGCATTACATAGAAACTACAAAGGCACTGTCGGAATTCGCCTAATAAAGAAAATTGACGTGGACGAAACGGTAGGACTACAGAATTACATAATTCCAAATTTAACTGTTGATGATACGTTGGACTTTCTCGCGAGCGAAGCCGACTCCCAAGATCATATACCATACTTTATGTTCTACGAAAATAGTGAAGGGTTCAACTTCAAAAACCTCAGCAACTTAATTAAGCAGGAAGTCAAAGAAGAGTACAGTTACCTCCCATCAAATATGGACGAAGGTAAAGGGTCGCCCAGTGATGAGAATTTCGATAGAACTAAACTGATATCATTTGATGTTATCAAGCAAAGTAATGTTATAGATAATATTCAACAAGGATTGTATAGGTCGAAAACAATTCATCTAGATATCCAGAAGAAAACGAAGCGAGAAGTCATATTCAATTATGATGACTATGCTCCTAAGTTTACCAAACTACAACCATTCAAAATAAATGGAAGCCTTGACACATCTCCAGTAGTGAGAATGGTTACGAGCCGCAAAGGTCATGATGTCGATGCACTGTTTATTGATGAATCTCCAAACCCTACGAAGAGTAATGAGGTTATGGGGCAGAGCGCATCCTATGGTCAGCACATATTCAATACTGTAATTGAGGTTTCTCTTCCTGGAGATAGCGAACTTGATGTCGGAAATATCATTCGTCTTAGCATACCCTCCGCAGCCACCTCAGCAGACCAAGATGGGGATGAAGATAAATACTTGAGCGGTAAGTACATTATAACAAAGTTGAGACATAAAATGCTTGACGGAACTGATTCATTTACAACTATACTTGAGTGCGCAAAAGATACTGGCACTAAACTTTAATTAACTAGGAGAAATACAATGCCAATCCCAGGATCAATAAGAGAAAAACAATTCTTATCTGAAATTGCTGAACAGAATGTTGCCCCACCTGTAGCTGCTCCAGAATTTCTACAGGAAATAAAGGAACCAACTCATGACCACGAAGAATTGGTTGAAGAAGTTGAAGAGCCAATAGTTGACGCAACTGAAAAAAAGAAAAGTCGCTGGAAAAAATAAGGTAGCGCATGAGACAATTTATCGGTAAGGGTGACTTCGTTTGGTTTATTGGAGTTGTCGAAGATAGGAATGATCCAGCCCAGCTCGGGAGGGTGAGAGTCCGCACATTCGGCTTGCACACAGAAGACAAAGACCAAATTCCTACCGATAGCCTTCCTTGGGCAACGCCAATCAATAGCATAGAATCTGCTTCGATCAGTGGAATAGGAATATCCCCGACAGGAATGGTAGAAGGTTCTTGGGTTGTTGGATTCTTCATTGATGGAGACCGCGCTCAAGAACCTGCTATTGTCGGCACTTTGGCAGGTGCACCGAATACAAGCTCAAATCCAAATATTGGGTTCAATGATCCCAATGGGGTGTATCCAAAATATCTTGACGAGTCTGATGTCAACTCAAGGGCACGTGGGGTAGCAATACCAGCCATTATCCCAGAGGTTGATAAAATAGATACTCCGGTCTCGCCTTATAATCCTGTGTACCCAATGAACCACGTCAAGTCGACGGAGTCAGGTCACTATAAGGAATATGATGACACTGCTGACGCGGAAAGAATTAAAGAGTTTCATAAAAGCGGTTCATTTTATGAGATATACCCAGATGGAACTAAAGTTACAAAAGTTGTTAAAGACAATTACACAGTAACAGCTGGTGATGATAAATTACATGTCAAAGGGAATGTTACTATATATGTAGATGGCGACACGAATATTACAGTTGCGGGAACTACTACTGTCAATACACCAACGACAAACTGGACTGGTGATATAAACTTGACAGGCGATCTGAATATTACTGGAACCTCTACCGCATCAGGTGATCACGTTTCGGCAGGAATATCTGGTAAGGGTCATACTCATAAAGATACCGAAGGACTAGCTGCTGGTATTTCCAGCAAGCCACAATAGGTGATGATTAATGGCCATTAAATTATTAGACGAATCAACCTTCTCGCTTAAAATTGGAGGCATTGAAGTTGCCAATACGACAAGCGTAGGCACGATAGGTGGACAACTAGTATTCGGCGATTGGGTTATCGTCAACGAATCTGGTGAGTTGGTATTCAAGCTGAACGGTGTTGTTAAGATGCGTCTTAATACATCTGGTATCTCAGGAGTCTCGGATGCGGTTTCCACCTTCAAGACTTTCACATTCACCTCAACAAATAGTGCCAACTCATTCTCTGGTACAGATGATGATGGGACTACTCTAACATATACTGCTGGGAAGGTCGGTGCTTATTTGAATGGCATCAGGCTGGTGGCTAATACTGATTTTACTGCTGTCGGTGGGTCTACCGTTAATTTTATTGATGCTACTTCTAATGGAGACATCATTACAGTAGAATCGTTCTAAGTTACTCTTATAAATAGATTATCAATTGATGCTTAATTAGAACAGTTGATATACATTTAAAGGGTTACATTTCTATTATACTATATTATTGAAAAAAGTAAAGGTTTATTTTATGAATACTCACGATAGTTTAACAAATTTATTCGAAACGTACACAGCTGAAAGCGAAAAGTTTGAATCTGGTAATAAAGCGGCTGGCACCAGAGCAAGAAAGGCATTAGCAGAAATAAGTAAGTTGTGTAAAGACAGACGCAAAGAGATACAAGAATCTAAGAACACATAAAGTAGAGAGATATGGCTGGCAAGACTAAAAATAAAGAAATCTTCAGTGATCTGGATTTGGGGTTCTATGCTCATCCTATCACTCAGGCTGTATCTCGGAAAACTAATAGGGACTCAGTGCGACAATCTGTTAAGTCCCTTGTGTTGACTGATTATTTCGAAAGACCATTCAAATCAAATATCGGATGTAGCATTCGGTATTATC